GGCATTATCTACTTTAATAAGCCTCGTCCCCTGTTTGAAGGGAGATGAATTACTTATTAAAGTGATTCCCTTTGTGAGGGTACCCCCCGGTTACTGATCCGGGACATCAAAATCGCTAGTCAACTATCATAGAGACTGACTGTTGGGGAACTCCAAACTGGAAAGTACCCTCAGGTATATGTGACTTGACTTGTCGCTTGTGCCACAACAATAAGAATACCATGAAAAACATTAAACTGACACGACTAATAATAAAATTACTATCGCGCCTTTGGTTTAATGGTTTACAATATCAAGAACTTATAAAAATTACAGATAAGTTCTTTGATATTCTTCTTCACGATATAAGATTGTCCGGTACCCATTGTACTGTTCTCAATTTCAAAGAGATGCGTCTTGCCATCACACGTTATGTGTGTGGTAGACCGTTATCTACATGTGAAAGAAAGATCAGATTGATCAATGGATTTCCCAAGAGACTTGATTTTATGAAAGAATTCATTGACTCTGGTGATGTTTATAAAATAAGGTTCTGTTACACTCTGTTGAATGTAACAAGAACTCTTATCTATAACACTGAACCAAAGTTCAATACTTTGACTGACCCATATACTGGGCAATCAAATTTTTGTGAGTTCAAACAATTCACAAAAGAATTTGTTCATGATTTCAAGCTTACTCTTGAGAGTACCAGCTACCACCCATCAATGTATTACCTGACAAATAAGTCAGGCCCATTAGGGCATGCATTGATGACGTCAATGTCCCATTGGTGAAAGTATACAGGTATTTCTACCTTATACCTTATACGTATAATATCTGGAATTACTCATACATTAATATGTATGAAAGATTACAGATGATACGTACCCAATATTAAAGAGGGACTCAAAAATAGACGTTTATCAATTGTACATGATCCCGAAGGTAAATCACGTGTAATTGCAATATTTGATTATTTATCTCAATGTTGTCTAAAACTGATATCAGATCAGTTATTCAACAAATTAAGACATTTTAGTCAAGATAGAACATTTACACAAGATCCCTACATTGAACGAGATAGTGACAACCATTATTGGTCCTTGGATTTAACTGCAGCTACAGATCGCTTCCCAATACAGATACAACAAGATTTATTAACAGAAATGTTAGATAAACATGTTGCATTTGCATGGAAGTGTTGCATGATCAGAGAACCTTTCGCATACCAAAATGGAAAAACCATAACATATTATAAATATGCTATTGGTCAACCAATGGGTGCTCAAAGCTCCTGAGCCATGTTTACATTAGCACATCACATGATCATCCAATATGCAGCTAAGCAAATTGGACAATACCCAACTAACAAATATATAATGTTAGGGGATGACATTGTAATAACTAATGATCTGCTTGCAGAAAAATACCGCGAACTCATGCAGCATATTGGAGTCTCAATCTCTAAACAAAAATCACATGTATCAAAAGATACATATGAATTCGCTAAAAGATGATTCCAACATGGAAAAGAAATTACAGGTTTCCAATTAC